TACCACTGCTCCAGTGCCTTCTCGTACCGCTCGGAGTCGTAGTCGAAGTCTTCGAGCTTCGGCTTGGCGCTCAGAGGTGCCGGCTTGTTCTCGGCGCCCTGCATGGCCTGCAGCTTGGTCTCGTACTCTCGAATCTTCCTCTGAGCCTCGCGGTGAGACTTGCGCAACTCGCGCACCCATTCCGGCGCAGGAGTGCTCTCTTCGGGAGGCGGCGCTTCCTCCCCGATGGAGACAACAACCTCGTCAGACTCCTGCTGCTCGGATTCGCTCGTCGGCTGATCTTCGACGGAGGGGTTCTCGTCGTTGATCGCCTCGGGCTCGTCCAGAACAGCTACGTCTTCGTGGTCGGTATCGTCCTTGTCTGCCTTGTCGATCATGTGTTCCTCATCTCATCCGTTAGGGGCCGGATGGAAGCCACGTCAAATCATTGTTGCACAGATTGTCGGTTCTGCACAACATCAATCACTTGTTGATCGGCGTCGAGTTGCAGGCGTTCGATGGTCTCCATCGTTTTCGCCCGGGTCAATTCGGTTTCGGCGACCGTCTTGGCGGCATCGGCGCGGGCACGCTCGGCCTCGGCCATCGCCTTCTCGGCGGCGGCCTGAACGAATACGGCGTTGGGGTCGGGCTGCGCGTTGGCAGCAGCAGCCTCGGCAGCCTTGATGTCCTCGTCAGTCGGCTTGACGACACCCATGTCCACGAGTTTCTTGCGGAAATACTCCCGCGCATCGGCCAGACCCTCGCCTTCCATGTTCATGATGATCATGGCCTGGAGAACAGCCTGCGTCTGCGGGTCTTGCGTCACCGCAGCGAGGTTCGTGAGCGACTGAACGATGGCTTCGCGCTGCGAACGGAACGACGGGCCAACATCCACGCTGACGTCGAAGTCCGCAGTGCTCAGGTCGCCTTCGTAGCGCAACTCACCCTGCTCGTCGATCATCGGCTTCATGAGTTCGATGCTCTCGACGGTGTTCTGCAGGCCCAGGCCCTTCATCTTGCGCTTGGGCTCGATGTAGAGTTCCTTCGCCATCGACAGCCAGATTTCACCGCACCGCCGAATGGCCTTCGCCATGTTCGACAGGTAGATGTAACTCTGCATGTCGAGCCGCTGCTGGACGGTCTCCAGCGCCTTGCCCGAGATGTTGCTGACGATCTTGTCACCCTGCTCCTGGTTGCCCAGCAGGTCGCGGATGTCCTGCTCAGTGATCTGCAGCAGGCCCGCCAGCGCCGGGGGCACCGATGCCGACTTCGTGTAGGCCACCGGCCCACCGACCTGCGTGTTCCCGTCCGGTCCCGTGACGGGGTTGATCAGCAGGTACGGGTAGTTCTTGATGTTGTCCTCAGACCACATCACCTGGTGCCCCGCCACCTGCTCCGGGGTCATGATCGGCTTCTCGATGCTCGACAGCGCGCTGATCTCCGCGAGCTTGGAGAGCTGCATGTTCTTCAGCCGCTGGGCGTCCTTCGCCGTGCGGACGTGGCCGGAACACCGCTCCACGTTGTCGATGAACCACCGCTTGCCGTAGAACGGCACGATGGGGATGTACTTCCCAGCCAGGAAACCCACGTCCTCCAGCACCCGGCCACCGGACATGATGTACTTGTGGACCCGCTTGCGCGTGATCTTGCGCTGCCTCACTTCGATGGTGCCAACGGCCTCCAGCGTCGCACGGGTCTCGTCGTCCAGTTCGCTTTCGAGGTACTTCTCCTCGGTGCCGTCGATGGCCTCGAAGATGTGCAGCGTCTCGCGCACGTTCTCGACCCGGTAGAACTCGGCGATGTACACCACGTCGGGCGTCTGCCAGTCGAACTCGCTCTGATGGACGATCTTCGGCCACGTTGCCGGGTCATCGTTCCACTCCCGCATGTAGGAAGAACGGGTCATGGACGTCAGCACGAAGCAGTGCCTGGCGTCCGACTTGTCCTGCCGCTTGGCGTTGAGGTCGAAGAACACCGACGAGTCAGCGTCGAAGATTGGCTCGATCCTGATACGCTGGTACTCGTTGTCCGGGTCTTCCTCGTCCTCGTACTCGGCCCGCAGACGCCACGCCCCGAACCCACCAGCCACGCCCTCCTCGAAGGCGTTGTCGTACGCCTCCTCGGCGCACGAGTCCTGCTCGTCGGCGCGGTAAAGCTTGTCGCAGATGTCCGCGAGGTTCCGGTTCTTCGACCCGTCCTTCGAGATGAAGTTGACGGTGATGCGGTTGTTCCGGTACTCGCTGAAGATCCGCTGCACGGCCAGCGCGATCTTGTTGACCTCCAGCCGGGGCTTGTTCTCGTACTGGTAGAACAGCGGTCCTTCCCACTGCGCACCCGCGATGGAGTAGAACCGGCGGTCCTGCAGACACTGCAGACGCTCGTCGCGCAGCGCAGTCTGGATCTTGTCGAACTCCGCCAGGGCCTCCTGGTGGACGTCGTTCATGCGCTGTTCGTTCGATGGGCGTGCCATGTCTTACCTTCCGCCCGAGACAGGCTGGGTCTTTTGAATTCGATTTGCGAGGTCGAGCAGAATGGAAAACTCTGTCGCCATTGTTGGGTCGAGATGAAGCGGAGCAGGATACCCTTCATTTCGTGAAACCGTGCTACCCATTCCAAAGGCCGGAAGTTCGGAATAACTGGCGCGATAATCTTGCTTTTTAGCCGCCCAGTCAGGACTCATTCGCTCGGCCATCTGGGTTCTTGGCATTTTGGCGGGGTCGTCTCTGAACGCACGTTCGTCGAACACCAGTTTTCGATAGGTGTCAACGAATTGCTTTTCAGTTGGAGTCAGTCCTCGTTTGCGCTGCAGTTCGAGGAATAGATCGGATAACTGAGTGTCAGCGGCGTGCGTCAGTTCGTGGACAACCGTATTTGGATCTGCCCGGTAAGACAACCGGACTTCACCAGTGCGCGGGAGTTCATTTCCGAATAACGTGTTGGTGTGAAAAGACCCCTCGCCAGCCGCACCACCGTACCGAATCGGCGGCATCATACGCCTTGCCGACAAGAACTCCACGAGGTTCCCATACTCCGGGGATTCGGCTGCTTGACGCAACAGCGCCTGCAACGGGTCAACTGCTGTGCGAGTAACGCCCTGCCGAGTTGGCAAAACAGTACCCGTCCGACCCGTCATCGGATTGATCGCGGTGCGTTCGAGTCCATCAGCCATGTCATGCTCTCTGTGTCGCGTTCCAGTAGTTTACCGTTGGAACTACGATGCGCGAGTGCGATGCACCGCGCTGATTGAGCACCGGGTCGTCGGTGCCGATGGGGAACGCGAAGGTGACGGCGATGGCATCGGCAGCGTCGGGAGAGGCAAGTCCTCGGGCTTTCATCTCCTTCTTCGACTCCAGGAAGATGGCCCCGGCGCTGTTCGGCTTGACCCGTGGCCCCGTGAGGTCGTCGCGCAGGTGCTTGTCGTTGGGGATCGACGCTGTGGACAGCCACTCCTTGAGAGCACCCCAGATTTCAGCACGCTTGTTGCCGTACATCGCCGGTCTGCTCGACTTCCATCCGAAGTTGACCCCGCGCACCTTGTACCGCTGCTCCTTGAGCCTGTCAAGCACACCGGCGCCCAGACCACCCTCGTCCACCACCGTCAACGTCGGGCGAAACTCCTCGATGGCGCGAATGACGTGCCCGACGACGGTCATGGTGTCCTCGCCCTTGTACCGCCGCAGTGTCAGGATCGTCCGCCCCTGTCGCACCGCGATCACCGTGCTGTCCACCCCGCTGCGCGCCGGGTCCACGCCGATGACGACGGGCGCACTGGGGTCGGGCACCGCTTCGCGCTTCATCGCCTCCTCGACCCGCTGCAGGTCGATGAACTGGTCATCCCCGGTGCTGGGGAACTGACCGTACACCTCGATGCGCGCCTCCCGGCTGTCCTCACCGTGCTCCGCGATGATCTGGTCGTACACCGCCTTGTCGGTGCCCTCGACCGTGCGAGAGTCGATCTGCCGCGTCTGCCAGAAGTCCCGCCTCGACGTGAAGCACTCGTAGAAGTACCCGCTGGGTCGGCGAGGGTTACTGAACGCGAGCCAGTACCTGTCAACGATGGGCTCGGTGAAGAAGCCCGCAGCCACAGACCAGATGGTGTCCGGGATGCCGCTGGCCTCGTCGAAAATCACCATCATGCCGTCGTGGTTGTGGACACCCGCATACGCATCGGGGTTCTCCTCGCTCCACAGTTTCCCCTCGGCACCCCAGTACCGCGTGCCCTTGCTCAAGTCCCGCTCGACGAGGGTGGTGAGCCACGCTGCAGGCACCAGCTTGGTCGCCGACGGTTCCCACCAGTGCGCGTTTATCGCCATCGTGGCCCACTTCGTCAGTTCGCCCCAGGTGACAGACCTCAACTGCGGTTCGCTGTTGGCACTGACGATCACGCTCGACCCGATCCGCGTCGACAGCATCCACAGGATGAGCCACGACACGAGTGCGCTCTTCCCGATCCCCCGGCCCGATGCGACGGCGCTACGCATCGCCTGGAGCACGGCCCCGAGGCTGCGGTTCGTGCGGATGTGACGAGTGATCGAGCGCAGCACCTCCCGCTGCCAGGTCCGCGGTCCGCTGAAGTGTTCGAGGGGAGTGTTCTTCTGCCCCCATGGGAACGTGAACATCACGAACGTCTCGGGGTCGTCGGCGACGTGGGGTGACCACATCTGCGACATGAGCAGCTGCTCCTCCTCGGCGCTGTAGCGTTGGCGCTGCGCTGGCATCTCAAGTCATCCTTCGAAAAAACTCGGTCGTCAGTTCCTGGGAAATTGCTTGTATTGCGTAGGCTTCTTGTTCTCGACCCGGGGATGTTTCTCCGATCATTTCACAATACGCCTGCCATACATGAACCGACTCATGGACCAACAATCCCACAATTTCGACTGGTGTTCTGTTCGATGTATCACGTATGCAAATCACTACAACAGTATCACCAGTTTCGTTTGTCAAATGGTGCGCCGTCGCGTCTGCATTATCGCTCACCCATTTTGGACGATCTTTAACTTTGCAATGACGAAGTGCAGAGTCGAATTCGGACTCAGATAGGCAAAGAGTAAGGTATGGACCAGGACGAGCAATCCGCCGATCCAACCATTTGATTTTCGCCATGTGTCAGTCCTCAGTCTGCTGTTCTTGCCGGTGCTCGATCAGCCCCATGGTGTCCACATCAACGACGTCTTCGATAGGCTGGATCATCTGCACCCGTGCCCGGGCCTGTTCGAGTGCTGCGGTGATGCTGATCGACTGGTTGATCTCGACCTGCTTCGTGTCGCCGTAGGTCTTCCGGTTGTCGGCGCCCATGAGCCACTTCAAGGTGTCCACGCGCAGACGAGAACGCGCCACGTCCTCGGTGCTGTCATCGGCCTCGGCGATCTCGACGAGGCGACCAGCCCACCACTCGGTGCGCAGTTCCTTGGCCTCCTTGTACCGCTCATGACGAGCGGGGTCGCGTTTGATCCAGCGGAAGAAGGCTTCGTAGTCAATCTGGCGAACGTCGTGCTCGATGACGTTCTTGAGGGTGCGTCCGCGCACCATCTCGCCAAGGACTCGCTCGAACATGGCGAGGAATACCGCCTCCTGACCCTCCCGGGTCATCCTGGCCGCTTTGGCCTGCGGGATGTGCGGTGTGACGCTGTGACTAGGCGACGAGGTGGCATCGAGCCACGTAGGGATCGCCTGAGCGACTGGCGGATTCTGCTCCATGCGACGAGTGTAGCACGAGGGGCGTACGAGGTGGGGTTGGAGGAAGAAGGGAATGGTTGGTTCAAGGATTCCGGCGGGGTTGATGGGATAGATTGGTTCAATGACTTACGGGTTTGGGGGTGCTGAAAATTTTTGTGGGGTGTGCGTTTTTGAACACAGGGCCGGCCCGGTCGAGGGGTGCCCCCCGCCGCCAGGCCGCCGCCCGCCGCCGCCCGCCGCCGCCCGCCGCAGCTGCTGGAGCGGGGGTCCGGGGGTCCGGGGCCTCAGACCACCCAGTCCCGTGACGTCACCACGCCCGGGTACGCCAGGGCGAGGGCGAGAATCTCTTGCTGCGTCTTCGAGTTGCTGGCCCTGTACAGGGCCGACAGGCCCCGGGCCACGAAGTCCGGGCCAAGACCCGGAACCGCCAGGCCCTGCAGGGTCCGGGCTACTTGTTGCTGATCGCGCTTGTTCATGCTCTCTCTCCTTGGTTCGTTGATGACAAGGCCATCTTACACCCCATTGATCCATTGCACATTAGGGAAAACCCTAGTGTCCATTGACGCGGGGCGCAGTGTGACACTGTGACATGATGCGGGGGTGCATCGGGTCAAGGGATGGTGCGATGACTGCGAGTGTGACCACGCAGTTTCCTGACTGGGGGGTAAAATTTCTATGTTGCACTGCAACATGCGAATTCCCACTACCCCCATCCCAGTCACAGTGTCACACTCAGCATTGAACCTAGGGTTTCCCCTAATGCACCATTGCACCATTGCACCTATGATCTCTCCATCGTCAACGCAACAGGAGCCTCGCACCATGACGCATGAACCCGTGATCTACAGCCCGGAACAATCAGCCGCGATTCTGCGAGTCATGCAGGACATTGAACTGTCGAACAACGGCTGGAGCATCATCCCCGCGTGCCCGGTCGTCCATTCAGGTCTGCAGGCTGCCGGTTATGTCGTGATCGCGTCCCTCGACTATCACGGTCGCCCGTGCTTCAAGGGCTACACCAAAAAGGCGCAAGCGGCCCTGCAGGGGCAAGAGTACGGACAGAGTACATACCGCCCATCGTCTCGCATCGCTAGTGTTGACGTGCCCGACTACGAAGGGGCAATTTTGGCGCGACAGGAACGAGAGATGATGGACCACTGATCAACGCAACAGGAGCACGCACCATGATCCATGTCCACATCAACAAGCGTACCCCGTCGCATGTTGCCTCGATCAATCGCCAGCACCCCGGCGCCGACGGCTATCGTGCGCAGGAACCCTGGCTGCTGCTGCACGTCGACGGTCGTGTCCGGCGCTTCGGATCTCTTTCCGAAGCCAAGGACGAAGCCCTCAAGATGTGGGCACCCTGCCGATTCGTGAGGGGTTGACCATGCAAACCATCTTCCCCCCGTTCATCATCGGCCCTCGCCTTACCCCTGCCCTGCAGGTCGCCGGCGCTACACTGTCCCTCCTGGGCATCGAGCGCGCCGGTAAACGTCAACGCGCACGGTTCATCCTCGACCTGGACGGCGTAGAGTACCTGGACGACTCCCTACAGTCCGGAGTGCATGGCTTCCGGAGCAGCGTTGAAGTGTTTGAGTCTTACCTTTCGTTCCTTGGAGCGTGTGCCGAGTCCGTGCTCTACGCTGATCGCACGGGTCGAGATCCTGGGGAAAATTCGACCCTGTTTCCTGCGCCCGTTGCGCAATGGGCGGCAGACAACGCCGACGAAATCGCAATGGTCCGGTGCGACCTGTGCGACGAAGATGGTATGACCGTTCGCCATTCCCTGATCGAGGGTTGACCATGCGAACCCTCGCAACCTACATCAGTGCCGGCCGGTGGATTGTCGGCAAGGCCCGCCGGCAGGCGGCCGAGGTCGGCTACCAGCAAGCAGCACGGAACCTGCGCAAGCAGGGAGTCCCGCTGACCCTCGCGCTAATCATCCTGCTGGGCTGACCGTGTGGAACATCCCGATGCGCCTGGTCGACTACGGGTTCGCCCTAGTCGTCGGCGTTGTCATTGGCGCTATGCTGGCGCTGTGTCTTTGAACCAACTACAGGAGAGTCTCACAATGCAAACCATCGCACAAACCGTCGACCCGGTACCCTATCGGGTCTCGTCGATCGAGGCTGATGAGGAATCCATCATTGCCCAGGCTATGCGGATCCTTGCCGGTCGCGTTCGCACGGGGCCGATAATGGATTCCCCTTCGGTGGTCAAAGACTACCTGGCGCTGCACTTTGCCGCAGCATCGGCAGGAGGTCGAGAGGTTTTCGCCGTGCTGTTCCTCGATGCTCAGCACCGTCTAATCACCGTCGAAGACTTGTTCCATGGGACGCTGGCACAGACGAGCGTCTACCCGCGCGAAGTAATCAAGCGCGCTCTTGCGCTGAACGCCGGCGCGGTTGTTTTGGCGCACAACCACCCGTCGGGCATCGCCGAGCCTTCGCGGGCCGACGAGCACCTTACGGCCACATTGCGCAGCGTGCTCGCCCTGGTGGACGTGCGCGTACTGGACCACTTCGTAGTCGGCAGTGGCCAAGTGGTATCAATGGCCGAGCGGGGCATGCTGTGAGCATGCTGAACCTTCGCTAACCCCTAACCCACCACCAGAAGGAGAACCGGAATGAAGCTCACCATCGAACACAACATTATCAAGGCCCTGTTGCTCGTCGCCTCGAAGCAGGACATCCGCTACTACCTCAAGGGCGTGCTGGTCGACGTCCGAGCGCAGGACGTCACCCTGGTATCGACGAACGGCGCTGTACTGCTTGCCGTGCCCTACTCGGACAACATCGAAGGTGATCGCATGATCGGGCAGTGGATCATCCCGCGCGAAGCCCTCGAAGCAGTCAAGCCCTGCAAGGCCGGCCGGTCGTCCCTGCCGATTGCCGTCGAGATCGTGCGCGCGATGCTCCCTGACCCCGAGCGGCCTGGGGTGACGATCAAGGCCCCTGACACGATCACCATTGCCGGCGCCACGACCACGACCACGAAGCCCATCGACGGGGTTTACCCGGATTGGCGCCGGGTCATGCCTGGTAGCGCATCTCTCGAAGTAGCGCATTTCGACCCCGCCCTGGTGGCGACGTTTGGTGACGTTCACTCGCTACTCGGTGGTTCTGAAAAGCTCAAGCCCGTGATCCACCATAACGGGCGCGGCGGTGCCCTGGTCTCCGGTCTCGGACGCTACGCGCTCGGGGTGATCATGCCCTATCGCCTCGTCAACACTGACGACATGCGGCATCCGGGCTTGCCCTCGTGGGCTACCGCGTGAACGACCGAATCTGCACCTACTGCGGGCAGGCTGGGCACCGCGCCCATGCCTGCCCCCGTCGGCCCGTAGAACCCGATAGGGGCTCGAACTGGCCATTCCCGCGGCAACCCCTGTCCTACCCCGTCGCGGCGCCCCTGGTGCCCGATAGGACCGTGCGACCGGTAGACCTGGAGCGTCTGCCCGATGCTCTGATGTGAGGAGAACTCTGATCATGTGGTACGAGATCAACCTTCCCGCGTTCCTGTTGGCGACCGGTGTTTCTGTTTTCGCCATCGTCGCCATCGTGGCGTTCCTGATCGACTTTTTCATGAAGGATGACGAATGACCCGCGAATGCACCAATCAACTGTTGGAGATGATCGACGAGGGGCTACTTGACCCCGCGCCCCTGCTCGCCCACTGCTTAGGCTGGATGGGCGAGGAGGACGTGCGCGCCATGTGCGCCGCGCACGGTATCGAATGGCAGGCATCGGGCGAGGAGGAACCGGACGATCTCGACCCGATGCCGGACGAAGACTACGCCGACCGCGCAGCTGCCGACTACGCTGCACGGGTCACCAGCGGGGGCGACCGATGATCATTGCGGTGATCATCGGAACAATCGCCGCGCTACTCGTGGCCCTGGTGCTCGCTGAACAGGAGGACGACGAATGATTGAGATCAAGAACCGATGGACTGGCAAAGTTATCCGAACCGTCGATGCGGGAACCCTAATCCGGGCCAACCTCTATGGGGCCGCCCTCGCCGGGGCCTACCTCACCGGGGCCGACCTCACCCGGGCCAACCTCACCGGGGCCGACCTCACCCGGGCCAACCTCACCGGGGCCAACCTCGCCGGGGCCGACCTCTCCGGGGCCGACCTCTCCGGGGCCGACCTCTCCGGGGCAATCGTGGCCGATGGATACGCACTCGTCGGTCGTCGACCCGTGTTGCAAGTCGGCCCCCTCGGGTCTCGATCCGCCACATTGATCGCCTTCCGCACCGACAAGGGGTTGATGCTGCGCACCGGGTGTTTCTTCGGCACCGCTGACCAGTTTGTCGATGCGGTGCGCAAGACCCACGAGGACAGCACGCACGCTGCCGACTACATGGCAGCGCTCGATTTCATCCGCAACTGGTTTGCGAGGACAGAATGACCGACACCACTCGACCCCCCGGCCGCCCTCGGGTCCGCGCCACCCGCGCTACCGAAGCCAGTGTTACCCTGTCACTCGTACAGGCGCGGCTCGACCTGTCGGCACAGGGCATGGCGCAGTACCTGGGCGTGCCCGTTGCCACCTTCAGGAACTGGCGAGACGGGCACCGAGAGCCCCCTGCCCTGCTCCATCGTCTGCTGGACGTACTCGGCACCGTCGAAGCCTTGGCGCCGGGGATTCACGAGCAGCTGATGCCGGGGAGGAAGTGAACCACCGCACCAAAAGAAAGGGGCCTCGCGGCCCCTTTTTTCACGTCCCTGTCTGCAACTCGTCGTCCCATGCTGGATCGTACCCGGCCACGATGCGCCTGGGCAGCTTGGCGATCCTGGTGCGCTCGTCCTGCTGGCGCTGCCTAGCGAGCACGATCTTTCGCCGCTGATCTGCGAACGCCTGGGCAACTGCCGGGTTGATCGCCCACTGCACCGAGCGGACGGACGTCCCCTCGCTCTTGATCACCCACCCCGCACGTTCGAGCGGCTCCATTGCCTCCAGCACCATCTGGTCCTGGACCGCCGGCGAGCGGATCGCCTCCAGCTGCCGGCGGGCACCGCGCCTGATGTCTGACAGGGTGATCGACTCGCGCCCCTCGCAGTGATACAGCAGGTAGTCGCGCACCCACGAGTCGAATGATTGCGTGGTCGTTACGTGCGAGAGTGTGTACCGAAGCGCGGAAATCAGGTATTCCCTCGTGAATCGGATCGCCCGTGCCAGCGTATCGGCCTGCACCACGGTTGAGAAAGGGGCCTCGATCAAGTGCCACAGCAGCGTGATTCGTGCTGTCGTGCCCTCCAGCTTCCCGTAGGCGGTCAGGTACGAATCATCCGACTGCAGCGTCACTTCGTCCCGCTTCGACTGCTCGAACCATAACTGGAACTGCCGGAACAGGTCGTAAGCCTCGGGCGAAAGCGTGTACGTGCTCGTCGGCAGACTGTGGACGAGACGCACGATCTGCTCCCATTCCTGCGGCCCCGCAGTCGCCCCTGGTTCACCGCGTCGCGTGCGCGTCGTGTCCAGAATGCCCGGGATGAATCGCTGCAGTAGGCCATCGGATGCTAGGTACTCGACCGACTGGCGCAACACTGCGGGCTGGATGTTCCCGTAGACCGATATCGCAAAGGTTTCGGCCATGATGGACCCGCTACCCACCCGATCCATCTCGTAGCGCCTCGCTTCGTATGCCTGCACCCATGCGCTGCGGTCCTCACCGCTACCACGGTCGTACATCTTCCGGCACCATGCGCTCATCTCGTCGAGGAAGCACAGCAGCCCCCGGGGACGATCCGCAGCGTAGCGCACGAGCTTCTGGCTCGTGATGTCGCTCACCTTGATCCGCAACGGCTGCGGCTGCGCGGGCAATTCAATCACCGGGGGCAGTTCACCCATGCCAATGCCGGTCGATGCCGCTTCGAGGTAATCCTTCTTCTGGGCCGAGTAGAGTGCTTCCTGCGCCTCCCATGAAAGCAGCGCCTTGCGCCACCGGGGCACGTCCTCTGCTTCCAATGTGTGCAGCGGCTCGATCATCGGCTGCGAGCCCGGGGATTTCTTGTCTGCTGGACTGCCCACCACCATCAGCCACACCACCGGGGGCACCTCGTACCCCTCCATGAGTCGCAGCCGGGAACGAGCATCGGCTACTCCGCTGATCGAAGCCAGGCCAGCGTAGAGTGGGATCAGCGGATCGCAGCCGACGTGCTCCGACACCTCGACGGCTCGACGGGCCAGCGGCTCGGGCCACAGGGACGGGTCGATCTGCGGCGCCGGTGGTGCCTGGTCTGCCACCATCGCTGCAAGTTGCGTCGGTGTCACCAGTTGCGAGACGGGGCGAAACAGCGCCGATGCGTCAAGCGATGGCTTGGTCCACCCGTGCCGGCGCGCAAGTGCGAACAGCGTACCGAGACGCACCACTGTCGCCTTGTCGCTGCGGAAGCTTCGCCACTGTGCTTCGACGACCCTCGGCCCCGGGTACTTCGACGGTGCGCTGGCGCTCCATGCATGCCACAGCCGGTAGCCCTCGGCCAGCATGCCCTGCGCTGTGGCGGCGTGGTGGATCGCCATGCCGCAGGAGATCCACTCTTCCCGGCTGCACGTCGCCGGGATCGCCTGCAGCGCGGAGCGCACCTCGTCCCACTCCGCCGTGGCGACCTCGGTTGATGCGACCGGCTCTTGCTGCTCACCCTCGGCCAGCATTGTCTGCCACAGGTTGAGCAGCGGCATCTGGATGACTGGCAGGCGCGACCAGTGCCCACGACCAGCCCATCGATAAGGCTGCTGCGTCTGCGGATGGATCGTCGGCGGTAGGACATCCTGAACCGTTAGGCCGTCCGCCGTAGCGCAGCGTAGCTCGTAGACCACCTTGTCCAGTGTGACGCGCTTCGACGGCAGCGCCAGGCCGAACGGCATCGAGTAGATCAACTTGCCGTGCCCCGGTCGACCGGAGTCGATCACCACCGCATCAGGGGCGTCGTAGAGTGCTTGCAGGTCGATGCCGGCCAGCATCAGCATGGATGCGGCGATGGGCCAGTCGTCGATGTCGAGCGCCATCGTGCCGCTGTATGCGTGGGCCAGCCCGATCCCGTGGTTGGGCGGTAGGTTGGCGCTGGACTGCAGCGCAGCCTCACGCCGGTTCCACCCGTGCGTCTGCGGACCCTTGGACCCGTGCGGGATGGGCACGAGCGACCAGCCGTGGCGGATGTAGGCGTCTACAGACGCGGGGTGTTGCACAGTGCTTGATGATGTCATAGACTACCGTTGTCCTTTCCGGGACTCTCCTCCTGTTGCCGCCCACGCAACTTCGGCCCGCCCTAACCCGGCGGGCCTTTTTCTTGGGGCAGGGTCAATTCCCCACCCCCACACGCTTCAGCACCTCGGCCTCGACGAGCCGCCCGTATTCGCGGTGCTCCCAGTCTGCAGACATGGGCGACCGCCACATCACATCCAGTTCCTCATCCGTCAGCGGCTGCGGCACGACGGGCGCGGGCGGGGTGGTGTAGAGAGGCACCCCCACACGCTTCAGCACCTCGGCCTCGACGGCGCGGGCGTTTTTCAGCGTTTCTTGTTTCGCTTCATCCACCGGGAAGTTCGGAGCCAGTTTCATGTACATCTCGGCACGCTCCCATCCAACAACCGAAAGGATCTCCTCATCGGTCAGCGGTTGCGGCTGCTCTGCCCGCTTGCGTTCCGCTGCCGCTCCCGCCATCCATGCGGCGGTCAGGTCGTCGTCCTGCTCTACCAGCGCGGCGCGGAGGGCGGCGATGGCGTCGTCATAGTCAGGCACCCATCCAGGGCGGGCAATCGCGCCATTCTCCAGCGCCTCCAGCGCCTGCTGGGCGGCTTCGCGTAGGGTGGTCATCGCTTCTCTCCTTCTGCTTTGACGATGGCGGCGCGGGCCTTCTTGAATGATGGGTCTAACTGTTCCCAGCCTTTACCATCAGCCGCCGCCACGATTTCCTTCAGCGCCTCCAGCAACGCATCGCGCTGGGCCTCGACAGCCGCAATCTTCAGCGCGTGCGTGGCCTTGGTCATCTGGAGTGCCGCTTCGGCAGCGGTGGCGCGTCCGATCTGATCTTCAGCAAACTGGTGCAAGCGGCGCAGTTCGGCGGCAGCTTTTTCTTGGTCTTGCCAGATCGAGCCCATCTCAAGCAGGTCAGCCAGCCGCAGTGCTTCGGGTTGTGTCACGTTCTTCTCTCCTGTCGTTGAACGTGCTTGCATCGTATCACCGTTGTGGTACAGTGCGCAACATGACTCAACGATCCACCTTCCTCACCGTGCGTATGCACCCGGGGACACACAAACGGTTCCGCGACAAGGCGGCGCGGTTTGGTGGTGTCGCCGAGGTCATACGCGAGTTGGTCGAAGCGTTCCTCGACGACCGGCTCGTCATTCAACCCCCCGCAACCCCGAAAAAGGAGAGTCTCTATGCTCGAACAGAAGCTCGATGAACTGGTCACGGCGATCAACGCCCTGGTGGCTGCGCTGAATGCAAAAGCAGCCTACGCCCCGGCGCCAGTTGCCGCCCCGATGGTAGCGCCCGCCCCGGCGCCCGTCATCCCCCCGGCCCCCGCGTCTGTGGCTGTCGTGGCACCTCCCGCGCCCGCGATGCCCGCCCCGCCGACGTTTAACGCCCCGGCGCCCGCACCCGTTGCGTCGGGTGTGCCCTTCTCCGACCAGAAGGGTCTCGTCACCTACGTCATGGGTGCCTATCAGTCGATGGGTCCGCAGAAGGGCGCTCAGATCCAGCAGGTGCTGCTGCAGATGGGGTGCCAGTCGATCAACGAAGTGAAGCCCGAGCAGTACGCTGCCCTGTACGCGGGTGTCGAAGCCCTCAAGGCTCAGTGAAGGAGAACAGCATGATCAAGGTCGAATCCGGCATCCCGGTGCCCGCCCGTACCAACCGGCAAGGTGGTCGTCCGCCCATCTACCCGTTCGCGGACCTCAAGGTCGGTGAGTCGTTCTTCGTCCCCGGCAAGACGGGCAAGACGATGAAAAGGACCGCCAGCAAGGCGGCGAAGCGCCTCAATATCGAACTCGTCACCCACACCGTTGAGGGTGGTGTGCGCGTCTGGAGGACTGCATGAGCCACGCCACGCTGTCACCGAGCAAACGGCACCGATGGTCCGTCTGCCCTGGCAGCGTGCGCGAGGAGCGCGCCTATCCCGAGCAGCCGGGAGGACCGGCTGCTGTCGATGGTACGCACACGCACACGCTGCTGGAGCACTGCATCGTCAACGAGATTTGGAATCCGTTGACGCTGGTCGACATGACTCTGAAGGACCACGAAGGCCAGTTCGTCGTGGACGCGGAGCGTGCTCTGCGCGTCGGTACGGCGCTCACCTATATCCGTAGCAGGGTCGCGCCGACGATGGGCATGGCGAAGGTGATTGCCGAGCAGCGCGTCGATCCCTCGTTCCTGACCAGTCGCAACGATCTCAGCGGCACGGTGGACGTCCAGATCCACGATGAACTGAACGGTGTGCTGGAGGTCATCGACTACAAGGACGGGATGAACGATGCCTGGGACTCGGCCATCCTGCAGATGGAGCAGTACGCTGTCGGCGCACTGTCGGCGCTGCGGGTGGCGAAGCCCTACCGATACCCGTACAACACGGTGCGCCTGACCGTCATCCAGCCGAAGCTCGCGCTCAAGGGTGGCGAGGCCGTGCGCTCGAAGGACTACGCCATCGACGAAGTGGTCGACGTCGTGGCCCGCGACATCGTGGTGCAGGCCGCAGCGACCGACCGGCCCGATGCGCCCCTGGTGCCTGGCGAGAAGCAGTGTCGCTACTGCGCCCACCGTGGTGCATGCAGTGCCCTGGCGAACAAGGCGCTGGAGGTGGTGGATCGTATGGACATCGTGTCGAGTGCTGCGAGCAAAGACCCGACCACGATGCCCGACGAACAGATCGTGCAGATCATGGAGGCTGCACCGCTGATGCGGCAGCTACTCGATGGAGTCGAGGCCGAGGCGGAGCGCAGGCTCAAAGCCGGTGTCTCGCTGCCTGGGCTCAAGATGGTGAACGGTCGCGGAACCCGCTCGTGGAAGTTGTCTGAGGAGGAGATGGCCGAGAAGCTCGTCAAGCTCGGCATCCCGAAAACGGCGATCTACGAGACGAAGCTGGTTAGCCCCGCAAAGGCCGAGAAGCTGACCTGGAAGAAGCGGGACGGCACCGACGTCCAACTAACCAAGAGGCAACTGGAGACGATGGAGCGTGAGTACGTGGTCAAGACGATGGGCAAGCCTGTCGTCGCGCTGGCCGCTGACTCCCGCTCCGCCGTCCAACTGAATGCGGCGCCGATGTTCAGCGCTGTTGAGAAGCCGGCTGAACTGCCGGCGTGGCTTTCGTAACCCTAAGAGGTAATCATGTCTGACGTAATCTTTCTGTCCAACGTGCGCCTGTCGTTTCCGCACCTCGTTGAGCCGCAGCGCAAGGTGTCGCCCGAGACGGGCAAGGAGCGCGTGTCCTACAGCGCCGACTTCATCATGCCGGCGGATCACCCGGGCTTCGCGCAGTTCATGCGCCGAGTGAACGAGATGGCGCTGGAGAAGTGGAAGCAGCACGCCCAGCAGGTGCTGACCATGATCAACGCTGACCGCAAGCTGCGCTGCTACGGCGACGGCAACCAGAAGGTCAACAGCAAGACCTTCCAACCCTACGACGGCTACGCCGGCCAGATGTACCTGACCGCAGGCCGCGACACCCCGCCGCAGATCATTCAGGCCGACGGCAGCGCCATCGACCCGAACAACACGATGGCCTACCAGCAACTGACGCGGGCGATGTACGGCGGCTGCAGGGTCAACGTGGCGGTGAAGCCCTGGCTGCAGGAGAACAAGCACGGGCGCGGCGTGCGCTGCGACCTCGTGGCAGTCCAGTTCGCGGGCGACGATCAGGCGTTCGGCGAGGGCCGCGTGGACGCCTCGGGCATGTTCGGCGCGGTGCAGGTTGCACCCGCTGCCGCACCGGCCCCTGCGTTCATGCAGCCGGCGATGCCCTTGCCGCCGTTCATGCAGCAGTGATCGGGTGGGGGGCTTCGGCCCCCTGTCT